GAAGAAAAGAAGTATATTATGATGCCAACAATGATTATTCAATAAACATTGAAGGCTTGGATGAAAAGGTCAATGCAGAATTATCAAGAGCAGCAGAAAGTGTTGCTTCATTGGGTTCTGAAGATAGATGTGAACACATGTATCTTGTTGATTTAAGTGGTGAAATCGAATCCTATTATGAAACCAATAATGAACCAAGTAGTGTTGGATATTCATTTTGGGATTTTGCAGAAAAACACAAGGATAAACAATTTGCTTTTATCCATAACCACAACACTGATTCATCATTATCACAAACGGATTTGGAAACACCAATCCGGTGTGAAAATATACCAATTCAGATTGCTGTTACAGATGACGGTGTGAAATATATCGCATATAGAACGAAGTTAGCACCTAAAGGATATTTTTCTGATTCATACTATGCGAATGAATTGGAAGAAATAAACGCAAAATCAAGAAAAGGTGAAATAACACCTGCGGAAAGAATGGTTCAAAGAGAGCAAAAAATCATCGAATTGCTTGAAAAAGAATTCTACGAAAGGATTGATGTTGTAGATGGCAGAAAATAATGAATGGGCAACCGAAACATTGAAAGAAGTTCCGTTTTGGAAAGACGGAATGACACCTGAAGAATATGACATTGAAAGAGAATATTACTACAAGCATTTTGATGATGTAAAAAAGGGAACATACAAACCACTATGGAAGCAAAAATAACAAGCACTTTGCAGAATAATGCATGGTGCTTTTTTAATGCACAAAAGAAAGGAAAAAACAAGATGATAAGGGGAACAACACCAACAATTATTTTGCGAACAGGTGAAGATGTTGATTTATCTTCTGTCAGCAAGGCTTATCTTACATTTGATCAGTTCGGAACAACCATTCTTGATCTTGGAATTGACAGGCTGACGATTTCTGATGCAGAACATTCTGTTTCTGCGGAAATTACGCAGGAAGAAACACTTCTGTTCCATGAAGCTGATGTCCGGGTTCAGCTGCGGTTGCTGCTTTCTGACGGAACTGCAATGGCAAGCAATATCATTCGCACGAAGGCAAATGCGATTTTGAAGGATGGTGTGATTTGATGGCTGAATTTAACGTTTCTTTTGAATCAACGAATGAATTGAATGCTGAATTTGATTCGAAATACATTGTTCAGAAAATCGAAAAAAAGATAGCAGGAATGCAATCTTCTTCATTCATTGGTGTTTCGATAAGTGGTCAGGTAGTTTCGGACAGTATGATTATAACTACAGAAGCGAAAGGGGAAAAGCTATGATTCTGAAAAATTACAAAGAAATTCAAAGGGTGTTTCAATTATATCCACATGAAAGCTACACAATAACAACAAAGACTGATAAGGCTGTTGACATTAAGGATATTGACGGAAATAATGTAGGTTCTCTTACACTTCCGTATTCATTGTCAAATAATAGAGCAACAGGCTTATCAGAGTGCAGACTTCATACACCGATTATTTTTGATTGCTTTTCATTTTTAAGTGACGTATCTATCAAGCCATGCGACACTAATCGTTCATCATCAACAGGAGCGGGGGAAGCATTGTACGGTTGTTCAATGGTTGTGCTTGGTAGTGGAACTGAAGAAGTTGATTTCACAGATTACAAGCTTTCGTCTATTCTTGCAACTACTGATTTTTCAATCAACACAATATCAACATATTGTGAAGGATATGACGTTGACAACAACTTGATTATATCTGTAATTGTGAACGGAACTGCATCTAAAGGCATTACAATTTCAGAAGTCGGAATCACAAAATCAGTGTTGAAATCAAGCACAATTTATATTGACGGTGGTGCGAAATTCAAGTGTTCTTATTCAAAAGTTCAGCCTACGGAAGCATATAGTTCAAACTTCAGAAATGTTCTTGTTGTGCGTGAATTGCTTGACGAACCGATTGTTCTTTCAGCAGGTGACACATTCAATGTAACAATCAAAGTAAAGATGTAAAAATAATTGAGTGAAGAAATGAAGTACACCACATTGAAGAAAATATGTAAATACAAGAATCAAACAGCTGTGCATGTATCATCATCAAGCTGTTTTTTTATTGATATTTGCACGAAGAACAAGAAGGAATGCAAGGAATCGCATTGCGCACGAAAGAAGGGTAATCAATAATCATGGCAAGAACAACACCGGTCAATTCCGGATATACAATCATAAATGGAACTGCAACCGGATCAAATGCTTCGCATGTTGATTGTTGGCTTGAATACAAGATAACTTCGCAGGATGTAACAAACAACTTTTCTGTGATTGATGTATATTTGTATTCAGCAAGCACAGATTCTTCAAGCACTAAATGGACAACAGCAGAAAACTTCGGTTATGTAGGCTATAACAATGGAAACAAGGCATACAGAAGCACAACCTATGATTTCAGCAACAAGAAGGTGAATTGCTTCGGTCATTCATCGTTTTCCGTTTCGCATAATGCAGACGGAACAAAGACGATTACATTGCAAGGTGCTTGGTCAACAAGCCATTCTTCATACATTTCCGGTGGTTCTGTTTCGGCATCTGTCACACTTACAACAATTCCAAGAGCAACAGCACCGACACTTTCGGCATCGTCTGTTGCTTTTAATTCAAGTGTGACAATCACAATGAACAGAGCATCAAGCAGCTTTACACACACTTTGACATATTCGTGTGGTAGTGCATCCGGAACGATTGGAACAGATCTTGGAACAAGCAAAGCATGGACAGTTCCAAACAGCCTTATGTCGCAGATACCAAGTGCAACAAGTGCAAAAATAACAATTGCGTGTAAAACATACAGCGGCAGCACATTGATTGGAACAAAAACCGTCACATTGACAGCAACAGTTCCTTCGTCTATTGTTCCCACAATCAGCACAATCAGATTGACCGATCCGAACAATCTTGCTGCAACATATGGCGGTTATGTTCAGAACAAATCGAAGCTGAAGGTTGAAGTTGATTGCGCAGGTGTTTATGGTTCCACAATCACAAATGTTTCGATCACTGCACTTGGAAAGACAGCAACAACGAATCCTTATACTTCAGTAATCATTACAGATGGACAGGGTTCAAAAACTGTTTCTGTCACAATAACTGATTCAAGGGGGAGAACAGCTTCAAGTACAGCATCTTTCACAGTGCTTGCATATTCGTCACCTACAATCAGCAGTATGACAGCAATACGGTGCAATTCAAGTGGAACAGCGGATGATGAAGGAACCTATATCAAGGTTACATATACATTTGCAATTGCTTCACTGAATTCAAAGAACACCAAATCTGCTGTTACCGAATACAGATCATCAGCTGCATCCACATACAGCAATGCAGACACATACACAGGCGCATATTCAGGCACACGCAGCTTTGTTTTTGGCGCAGGTGGAATATCCGTTGACAGTGCATATAACGTCAAATTGACCGTTTCCGATGCATTTACAAGCACAACGAAGAATGTTGATGTTCCTTCTGCTTTCGTTGTAATTGATTTCAGAAGCACCGGGAAAGGGATGGCTGTCGGACAGGTTTCTTCGAAGGATCGTTTTCAGGTTGGAATGGAAACAGAATTGAACAAGAATGTTTATCTTTCGCCTGATAATGACACTGAAAAAAACATTCTTTTTCAAAACACCGGAAATGGAACGTATACACACAGAAGTAAGCTTTATGGTGGAAACGGAAGTTCTACAACAGCAATCGGTTTGTATGATTATCTGAACAGCAGGAACATTCTTGTATATAATGACGTTACGAATAAGCTACACACAGCAGCAGTATTGAAGCAGCATTTCATTCGTGTTGGATTGGCATCAGAAACAACACTGTCAACAACAAATGAAACAACACTTGCGATGAAAACAATACTATCGGAACAGGATGCATCAGGAATCCTTTCTGTATCGGGTAATGGCATTCTGTGTTCAGCAGATGGTTTTATTCAGGTTTCAGGTGCTGTTTACTATACAACAGGTGTAATAACAAATGGACTTTATCTTGCATCAATCAAGAAAAACGGAAGCACTGTTGTCAGAACCTTAATGCGTTCAGCAGGAACATACAACGTGATTCCAATTTCACCAACATTTGTTTCTGTGTCGGCAGGTGACATCATTACATTGGTTGCCAGGTCACAAAGCGGTTCAGGTGCAGTTGTTAACAATGAAAATTTTTCAACAATGCTTTCTGTCATGTATGTAGGATAAAAGGTGGTGATTATATGGCAATAAAGAAAAAGATGATTGCAACAAATGGTGTTCCGCTTGAATACCACAGAATTGTATATCTTCAGAAGATAACAAACAAATGTAATCTGATTCAGATTGCTTCCTATCCAAGCGAAGATGCAAGACAGGTTGAATTTGAATCAGAAAACAGTGAAGTAATTGAACAGGATGTGTATTGCATCAAGAATGTGCTTCGCACTGAATACAGCGAAAGCATGACAATTCAAGAAGCCTATGAATATATCAAAACGATTGATACATTCGAAGGCGCAGAAGATTGCTAAAAGGGGATCAGAAATGATCCTTTTTTATATTCGTCTTGGCTTGACGTAAAAAAGCCAAACAAAACCTTATTCGTGACATAACACGTTAAAATTGTAAGAAAGGAAGAAAGAAAAAATGACACTCCAGGAAATTTTGAAAGCAAAAGGTCTTGATGATCAGGCTGTTGAAGCGGTGATTGGCGAAATGAAGCAGAACAAGATCTTCACATCAGGTGAAGAAAATCTTGACATTCGTTTTGGCAAGCTGAAAACGGATCATGAAGGCAAGGTGAAGGAATTGGAAGAAGCAAACAACCTGATTGCTGAATTAAAGAAATCAAGCAAAGGAAATGAAACCTTGCAGGGGAAGATTTCTGAATACGAAACACAGGTTGCACAGCTTCAGGAACAGCTTAAGGCAACAAAGCTTGATTCCGCAATCAAGGTTGCGCTGCTATCCGAAAAGGCACTTGATGTCGATTATTTGACATTCAAGCTGAAGGAAAAAGGCGAACTTGCACTTGATGAAAATGACAAAATCAAGAATTGGGATGACAAGATTGCCGGGTTGAAAACGCAGTTTCCGACACAGTTTGAATCTGCTTCCAAAAAGAATTATGAACAGCACAAGCTTGAAGGTGGCGAAGATGATCGCAAGAATGAACCGTCAAGCCTTGCTGAAGCATTACAGATGCAGTATGAATCTGCAAACAATTAAAAGAAAGAAGGTAAAAAATTATGGCTATGACGTTAAATGACATGAAAGTTGCTATGAGTGACAAGGTTGCACAGCAGGTTGTTGACATTTTCCTGCGTGAATCTGAAATTCTTCAGGTTCTTCCGTTTGATAACTGTGTTTCGCCACAGGGTGGCAGCACCTTGACTTATTCTTATGTTCAGAAGAAGCTTCCTTCTGTTGCTGCATTTCGTGCAATCGGTTCTGATTACACTGCAAACGAAGCAACTATTGAGAAGAAAACAGCTGATCTGAAGATCTTCGGTGGTAAGTTCAGCATGGATCGTGTTCTGAAGCAGGCAGAAGGTAAGTACAACAACATGGCATATCAGATGCAGGAAAAGATTCTTGCAGCAATTTCTTTGTTCCATTACACCTTGATCAATGGTAATTCCACTACCACTGCAACCGAATTTGACGGTCTTGACAAGATGTTGACCGGAACTACAAGTGAATTCAATGCAGGTTCTTCCATTGACATTTCCACCATGGCAAACCTGAAAACCAATGCTGATCAGCTGTATGAATACATTCAGAACCTGATCAAAAACACCAAGGCTGATGCGCTTCTTATGAACACCAACATGATCAGCAAGATTCAGACCATGGCAAGAATCCTTGGTTACAAGACCGAAACCGAAGAAGCATTCGGCAAGAAGGTCACTTCCATGGATGGTGTTCGTTTCATGGATCTTGGAAATCATTACACTGTATCAAGCGGAACCGTAACTGCAAATGCATGTGTAAAGAACGGAATCACAAGAACTATCAGCAGTGCATCTGTAACAGGCTTGACCGACATCTATGCTGTCAAGTTTGATGTGAATGATGGTTTCCACGCAGCTTCCTTGACCGGAAACAGCGCAATTTCCACCTATGTTCCTGATTTCAGCATGCCTGGCGCAGTAAAGGATGGCGAAGTTGAAATGGTAGCAGCAACCGTTCTGAAGAACACTGCAAATGCAGGTGTACTTCGTAACATTAAGATTGCGTAAGTAAATTGAAAAGGTGGTGGCTGAAAAGCTGCCACCTATTTTTTATGAAAAGAAAGGTGAACAAAAATGGCAGCAGCAAAAAAGACAACAGAAGGTAAGCAGTACAGAACCAAGGTTGAATCCAATCCGAATTTCTGCGGTACGGATGCAGGCGGTGTTCAGTTCGCACATAGCGAAGCAATCATCAACGAAGGAAGAATGGTTGATTGGTTCCGGGAACATGATGGTTACACTGTCGAAGAAGTAGAAGCATAAAGGGGTGATCCTTTATGATTATGACGGTTTTGGAACTGAAAGCACTATGCACTGCGACAGAAGTTCTGAACGCAACAGATGCACTGCTTGAAACAAAGCTTCGTGCGGTTGAAAACCTGATCCGAAAGTATACGAACAACAGCTTTCAGAATCGCAATGTGCGATTCGAAGGAGAAATCACAAGCGGTTCTTTGGTAGGGTATCATTCAGTGCTTGCTGTCGGTGATAGTGTTCAAATTTCAGAAAGCAAATACAATGATGGAATCTATGTCATTTCAGAAATCAGTGATGGAACAATCACTGTTTCCGAAACCTTACATGATGAAGGTCATTGTCTTGTGACACTTGTGAAATATCCTTCGGATATAAAGGCAGGTGTTGCAGCAATGATTGAATGGAATATGACAACAGGAACAAAGGTTGGTGTTCAATCTGAAACACTGTCAAGGCATTCTGTGACATATTTCAACATGGATGGTGACAATTCATCCTTGGGTTATCCAAAGTCATTGACAGGCTTTCTGAAGCCTTATATCAAGGCAAGATTCTGAAAGGCGGTGTGATATGTATATCAAAGGAAACACCACAGCATTGCTTCAGGTGAAAACCACAACAAGAAATGCAATTGGTGAAGCGGTTGAAGCATGGAACACTGTTCACACAATCAACAATGGCATATTAAGCCTTCAATCCGGTGATTCAAGAAATAATGTATATAATGCGAAGATCCAAGAATCAACGCATGTTTTCTTATGCAATTATTTTGTCATGGATTCTTCAGTGAAGGCTGAAAACACAAGGATGCTGATCAATGGCAAAACCTATGATGTGAAGCTGATTGATGATCCTGATGAATTGCATTATCAGTATGAAGTTTATCTTTCATATACAGGTGGGTGATTGAATGTCAGTTGAATTCGAAAACAATTCTATCAGATGCAAAGCTGAAATCAATGAAGCAACAATTGCATGGTTGCATGAAGCAGCAGGTGAAATTGAAGCTGAAACAAAGCGGAATTCTGCTGTTGGTAAAGTCAGCGGAAGTAAAACCAAGAATGCATGGAAATATGTTGTTGACGAATCTGAAGGTGTTGCAACTGTTGGAAATCCTGAAGAAAATGCAATTTGGGAAGAATTTGGTACAGGTGAATATGCACTTGAAGGCAATGGAAGAAAAGGCGGTTGGTATATTCCAATTGGCAATGGCGCAGGCGAAATATCACAGGCTGTTGTTGATGCATACCACATGAAGGTTGTGTATGGAAAGAATGGAATGAAATTTGCATACACAGAAGGAAAAAAGCCAAAGCGAATGCTTCAAAGGGCATATGATTCCAAACGGAAAAAGTTAGAAAAAAGGCTTGAAACATTATTGAAAGGATTGAATTGATGATAAGCGAAGCAGCACTTGCATTCATTGCTTCAAGCCTTGCTTCAGCCAACATCAATTATGAATTCGGTGTATGGAAATCTGATCTTGTATATCCGTATTTTGTCGGATCGTACACAGAAACAGAATCCATGAATGAAGATGGCTTGCAGGAAAGCACATTCATCCTTGATGGATTTACAAGGGGAACATGGCTTGATCTTGAAAATGCAAAGAAAAATATTGAAATCCTGTTTCCTTCAATCGGTGGAAAACACACGATTGTCCAGGATGGTTCTGCGGTTGCTGTGTTTTATGGCAACAGCATGAATGTTCCGACAGGTGTTGCGGAACTGAAACGCATCCAAATAAACATCAGAATTTTAGAATGGAAGGTATGAAAAAATGGCATACGAAGAATTGAAACCAAGTGGTATTACAGCAACCACACCACAGAACATCATGCTTGGCGCAGGAACGATTCACAAGAATCTGACTTATAGTTCAACCACATCCAAGTGGAATTTTGCTGAATCCTTGATTGGCGCAACAAGTGGTGGTTCCAAGCTTACGATTACACCGGAATTCACTGATGTTGAAGTGGATGGCGCAACCGTAAAGGTGAAGGGTTTGGCTGTTAAGACAGGAGAAACAGCAACAATCGAAACCAATTTCGTTGAACTTACACCGGAACTGATGAAGATGCTTGCTGTTGCACAGGATGGTGTTTCTGCTGTCACAGGCTATGATGTAATTGAATCCAAGGCGAAGATTTCCGAAGGTGATTATATCACCAATTTTGGCTATGTTGGACACAAGCTTGATGGAACACCTGTGATTATCGTATTTGACAATGCGCTTTGCACTTCCGGTTTGGAAGTAGAAGGCAAGAACAAGGAAAACGGTGTGTTCAAGGGAACCTTTGAATGTTATGCAGATATTACAAGTGATTGTGACAGCCTGCCATATCATATTTACACACCAACACCACAGGATTAAAGGGGATTTTGAACAATGAATGAAACAACAAACAATATTATTACTGAAGAAAAAGCCTTCACCTTGCGAAAGCTGAACGCAGGTGATGTTGCGCCAATGTGCGTTATCATGTCGAATATCGGTGTGAATGAATTCAGATCTTGTTTTTCCAAGCCTGAAATTGCAGAAGCAATTTCTTCCATGGCAGGAAAAAGCAATGACGAAATTTCAACTTCTGTTGGATTTGGAATCGTTCTTGACATTGCAGGAATCATCCTGAACAACTATCCGAAAGCGGAAAAGGAAATTCAGGGTTTCATTGCAAGCCTTTCCGGAATGACTTCCGAACAGGTGAAGGAATTGGATTTAGATGTTTTCTTTGAAATCATCATTGCAATATGCAAGAAGGATGAATTCAAGGGTTT